AGCAAAACATTAGGTTGGGAAAAAGAAAATATTGAAACATCAACTGAAAACCTGGCAGAAACAAATAAACTTATTAGCGCTCAAATTAACACAGAAGAAGCAAAAGCAACAGGTCTAAAAATTGATAATGCTATCAAAGAAATTCAACGCAGTATTCAAGAAGCAACAAAAGAAACAAGCATTGAAAGCATCAACAAACAATTAGAAAGCCTTAAAACTCTAAACGAACAACAAATCGTTAACCTAAATATGAGTAAAATGGATGAAGCCAAAAAAGAAGAATTGCTAGAACAACTCGTAAAGCAAAACAACTTGAACATGGCAAGCACACAAATTCAAATTTTAGCAACAAAACAAGGAATTAAATTAGATCAAGCACGAATTACAGAAATCAACACACAATTAGAACAAAAATGGGATGAATTAGAAATTGCAAAAGACAAAAACGCAGTTACACGAGAAGGATATACAACTCAAAAAGAAATGAATGATAAAATGGTAAATGCAATGATAACGGTTGCAAATACGCAAGGCTTATATGGTATCAATAGAATGTTAGGAGAATTTGCAGGAGAATATCTACCAATGCCAAGCAAAGGTAAAAGAGGACATAAACCCGAACCAACTATGCCTAAACGAAGAAAATAATGTGTCTATATCCTAACTTAATAGAAAATAGGAAATACAAACCAAATAAGAAAAACAATTTTAATCCACCACCGTTACCCGAGGATCAACGCATCCTTTGGGTAGCGGTTGGATGTCAACGATGTATGGAATGCAGAAAACAAAAAGCAAGAAATTGGGCAGTAAGATTACAAGAAGAAATAAGGCATGACAAAACAGGGATTTTCGTTACATTCAGTTTCTCAAATGAAAGCCTAGAAAAAATACATAAAGCACTTAAGACACCTAGTACAGGCTATCAATTAGATAATGAGATAGCAACATATGCAATAAGACACTTTTTAGAATTATGGAGAAAACACAAAAAAAAATCAGTTAAACATTGGTTTATTACTGAACTAGGTAAAACAAACACTGAAAGAATACACATACATGGCTTAATATTCACAGAGGACAGAGAGGCAATAAGTAAACATTGGAAATATGGAACAACATTTCTAGGTAATAGGACAAATGAATCTACAATAAATTACATAGTAAAATACATGCATAAACAAGACCTGGCACACAAAGAATATATACCAAAACTTTGTACCTCTGCAGGTATCGGAAGCAAATATCTAGATAGACACGATGCAACGATAAATAAATACAAGGAAAAAGGAGAAACAAAAGAAACATATACAACAAGACAAGGGATTAAATTAGCATTACCAATTTATTATAGGAATAAAATTTATAGTGAAGATGAGCGTGAACAACTATGGATTAAAAAACTTGACCAAAATGTAAGATATATTTTAGGACAAAAAATTGATATAAGCACAATAGAAGGCGAAAAGGACTATTTTAGAATATTAAAAGAAGCCCAAGCAAAAAACAGAAAATTAGGCTATGGAACAGACAAAATAGATTGGGAACAAAAAAAATATGAAATGAAAAAACGAAAATTAAAACAAAAAGAATATATTAAAACCTTAAAATGAAACATTTAGTTAAACTACATCGGGCGCAAGCGCCCTAGATCGCATATTGCGGTCAAATTAAAATTTGATCCTCATATGCAATTATTACCTCTTCACTTATACATTTACACAACTAAACCCCTAAACCATGGAAAACCAACTAGAAGAACTGATCAAACGCACAGAATTAGAAGGAACACCGTTTCAAATTATTAGCACAAACGGGAAACATTTTGGAGTAATGGGCAACTATAAAATGACTGAAGATTACGATTATTTTGAAGAAGCGGCAGAAGAAGTAGTAAAAATGACATGGAAAAACCTAATAAACATGATGATCGTAATAAACGACTTTACGAAATCGCAACCAACGCTAAAAGAGGCTCACGAATTAAACGAAAAATTAAAAACAGAATTAAACTAAATCTTAAAAATCTAAAAAACGAATTATGAAAACAACATTAGGAGGAGATCGCCTAGGATCAGGAGGAAAACAGGTATATAGCGACAAAACCTATGAAAGGTCAACCCATGACTTGTCCTATGTATTTAGAACAAGCGCAAGCGCAGGAACATTAATTCCATTCATGAGCGAAGTTGGATTACCTGGCGATTCATGGGACATTGATCTACAATGCGAAGTAATGACATTACCAACCATTGGACCTTTGTTTGGTAGTTACAAAGTACAACTAGATATCTTTGAAGTACCTGTGCGTCTATACCAAGCAAGGCTACATATGAACGCATTAAATATTGGAATGAATATGAGCCAAATTAAATTGCCTCAAATGCAATTAGGAGCAATTTATACAAATTCACATGGAAATGATACACAAATACACCCTTCAAGCATATTTAGTTACTTAAATATTAGAGGACTAGGGCAAAATGCGGCAGGACAAACAAATGATATTAAAAGAGAATTTAACGCAGTTCCTTATATTGGGTATTACGATATTTTTAAGAATTACTATGCTAACAAACAAGAAACAAATGCATATGTAATTCATAACCCACTACCAACACCTGCTACGGGAACAGTTACACAAGTAGATTTATATAATGCAACAACAAACCAATATCTAGGTGCATTGACTAGCGCACCTGTTACAGGTATTGCATCGTCTACAGAATTGCGATGTATTGTTACTGTTACACTTCCTGTTGAATTTTATGGATCTAAACCTGAATTTAATTTTAATGCAAACTTTTTTAGCACTAACCTAGGAGCAAAATCGCCTAATAGTTTATTTAGCATTATTAAAGTTACATATAGTGGAAGCGTAGGCGGAAATAGCCAAGTTACATATGCAACAATTGTAATGGAAGGCTACAATCCATCAACAAGACCGACTACATACAATGTAATCAGCCCACTAACACTAGCAATTAGTAATTCTTCAATATTGAATAACAAACCGAATCTAGTAGCATTCCCACTTGCAAATATTGATGCAATGCGAGCAAATATCCTTGCGGCAGTTAATCAACAGGGAGCATTTACACTAACATCAGCGGCAACAACACCAACACCTTATTCTTTAAGTTTACAAAAAGGTAATGGCGGATATAGTGCAACTTCTAGTCAGCAAGGACTAGTAGTAAAAACATATCAATCAGACCTTCTGAATAATTGGATTAGTACTGAATGGATTACAGGAACGAACGGAGTGAACGAAGTTACTGCAGTATCAACAACAGGCAATAAATTTACCATTGATGCATTAAACCTGGCAAGCAAAGTATATAGCATGTTAAACAGGATAGCAATTAGCGGTGGAACATATGACGATTGGTTGAACGCAGTTTATACACATGAAAGAGCAAGAAGCGTAGAAAATCCAATTTACCATGGTAGCCTAATTAGGGAACTAGCATTTGAAGAAGTTATTAATACAAGCGCTAGCGAAGACCAACCATTAGGAACACTTGCAGGACGAGGAAGGATGACAGGTAAAAACAAAGGTGGAAGCATTAGAATTAAATGCAACGAACCATGCTATATCATGGGAATAGTTTCACTTACACCAAGGATTGACTATTCACAAGGCAACCAATGGGATGTCAACTTAAAAACTATGAATGACTTCCATAAACCTGCTTTAGATGCAATCGGATATCAGGATCTTATTACTGACCAAATGGCATATTTTGATACTGTGGTCCAAGAAGTAGCACCTAATAACTACACTACTATTTTCAAAAGCGCAGGAAAACAACCTGCATGGGTAAACTACATGACAAACATTAACAGATGCCGAGGATCATTCGCAATGGAAAATCGTGAAATGTTTATGACATTAAATAGACGATATGAACAAGCATTCACTAACGGAGTGCCTACTGGCATTAAAGATGTAAGTACTTACATAGACCCTAGTAAATTCAATAATATTTTTGCAGAAACGCAACTTGATAGCCAAAACTTTTGGATTCAAATTGGTAATAATATTATTTGCCGTAGAAAAATGAGTGCCAAAGTAATTCCTAACCTATAAAAAAATAAAAATGTATAAGATACCTTTTTACCAACTTACAGATATTGAAGGAGAAGATAGAATTGAAGGCGAAACTATTGAAGTTAAAATGGAACGCATTATTTCTAATAATGAACCAATAACAGATGGAGCGCCTATAATTCACACAGAAAGGAAGGACGGAGTAATAGCGGCATACAACATTAGAACCGATAGATTTGAAATTGCGGCTGAAGCAATGGACAAAGTAAGCGCTAGTATAACGGCTAAACGAGAAGAAAAATATGGACACCTACATATTGAAGAAGGCGGAAAACAAAGCGAAGATGCAGGAACAGAGCCTGCAGTCAATACATGAGTAATTAAAGGGGGGAGTAAATTCCCCCCTATTTTTAAGACACAAGTACGCATGTATTCATATATAACAAGAGAATGTATCATCCTTTTTAGAAAAAAGAACGAAAAACAAATAAAATTCAAACAATGCCACCACCACTATTAATCCCATTACTTAAATTAGGAATTGCAGGAATGTCAGCCATTGGCGGTTGGATCCACAATAACAGACAGCGTAAAAAAGCACTAGAAGAGCAAAAGCAATTAATGGCTTTACAACTTCAAAACCAACAAACGCTAAACCAAGAGCAATATGAAAAACAAAGATTATTGAACGAACAAGGTGCGCAAATACAAGCAGACATGTTAAGACAATCCGGTCCTGCAGGTCAAATAAACATGTTAAAAGATGCCGGTCTAAACCCTGCTTTATTATATGGAAAAGGCGGAATGGGTGGAATGACAACAGGTGGTCAAGGTGGTGGATCAGCACAAGGAGGAAGCGCGGCAAGCGGGAGCGCACCTGCAGTCAATTTTATGGACATTATAGCGGCTTCACAAATACAAGCAGATATTAAACTAAAAGAAGCACAGGCAAACAAGGCTAACGC